AGGCTGTTGTCCATTCCGAATTGTCAGGGGAAACGGCAGACCAGACCTCGGCTGCTTGATTTGCATCTTGCCATATTTCTGCTGCGGGATCAACATCTGTCCACACTTCGGCTGTACTAGCCTCTGGTTCCCACTTTTCAATCGCATTGCAAAGCGTACTAATAGCAGCACTAATTGCAGCACTGCTAAACTGAACGCGGTTTACTGTTGCAACATTTGTTGTAACAATTGACACGCTTGGCGTAATGCTGACGACCGTCACAGCATTTGCTGCAACAGTTGCACTTGACGCAACCGCTACAGATCCAAGTCTTACACGCTCTATTGCGCCTGTATTGCTTGCGGCAATGCTGACTGCCGCGCTCTGCTCGCGCACACGTTCCGCAGATACTGCACCAGTTGCGCTGGATGTTGCTGCGGCGTCACCCTCACGGACGCGCTGGGCTGAACCTGCAGCAGACGCAGAAATGCTAGATGTTGCGCTAATCTCGCGCACACGCTGCGCGGCGGAGGCATTGCTTGAGCTAGACGCAACGATGGACGCGGCAAGGCGCACACGCAGCACGGCGGATGCTGTCGATGTGACGCCAATGACAATGGCCTGACCCTCTATAAACGCACCGCTTACGCCATACGCCTCAATGCCATATAAGCCTTTGCCGTAAGCGCTGCGGTACGTTACGTCAGCCACTTGGTTAATCCATTGTTATATCAAGATCATTTGCAGGTAGGCGCAACACATCGCCTGTGTCAATTGCCTTGCTTGTGCTAAGCGCGGCATATGCAATCAAGTTACCTGCAGTTGACGCATCAAAAACACCGATGTGTGTGACTGTGCCATACGACGCTGTGGCCGTGGGGAACTCAATCGCGGCAGAGTTTGACGCTGTGTTGCCCGATACAGTGAATGCAACGCTTTGGCGCGCATATGCTGTGCCAGATGTGCTTACCTCTGTGCCAGACGCATCCTCATCAGGGTTTGATGTGAATAGCGCGACGTAAAATGATGATGGACGCGTAACGGCATCGCCAGTCAAAAGCCATGTCAATACGCGTGTCTCGAATGTGTTGCTAAGGCTCATTAATAGCTCCTAATTTTCATGCGTCGGCCAGATCCGCCGAACTTCGTTGCTTCGCTTTCTGCATTTATAGCAGATATTGCATTCTGATACAAAGCGGCAAAAGTCTGGATGCGCGCATCGTCTTTCAAATATGGGGCTGAGTGGATCAGTGCGCCATACAAATACGCATCTGGATAGTATTGCAGCAGCCAATTTGATGTATTGCTGTCAGACAGCGCGGGGATTGTTCTATAATAATAAAGCTCCGCCGTGTATGTCCCGTCTGGCACAGGATAGACCTCAATCTCGCCTGCAGTGATCGCGTAGTACGCAGGCTTTCCAGATGTATTCAAATTGCGATACTTGCGATCCAACAATTCAGCTTGGCTGATTAACTCAAGTGGCCGCGTGTCGTTTGACGTGATGTAAAACCGAATGACCTCCAAGAAGTCAGCGGGAATTGCGCTGTATTGCGTGTCGATCTCTGCGGTGCTGCGCTTTTCCATGCGCCAGTGACGCAGGCCACGCTGCATGTCAGCCTCTGCCAATGCAATAAAATCTGCGGCAACCGTGTCTAGGTCATCGCGATTGAGAAAGTCTGTTATTGAGCTTTTCAGCTCTGCGTATGTTGTTATTGGCATTGATTTACCCCTGACTGTGCCTTATATCTGCAGAATGGAGGACTTTTTATGGATACCAACAAGGAAGCACTGCTAGACGAATTATGGCGTATTTGCGCAATTTGTTCAAATGGCAATATTCCCGCCGAAGCGGAAATAGAACTCGAAAGATTTTCAATGATGCTTGATAATTTTAAGGCCGGGAAATTCATCACATACGGCCTCGGGAATAATCAAGATACTGATTAACTTCATCAACCATTTGCTGGTCAACAAGTTGCTTTGTGTATGGCGACATCATGAACGAGCGCTGATCTCCAGATGTTGGGATGCCAGCATCTCGGCGGGTCTTGAAAAAGTCCCTAAAAATCAAATTACCCGGGACTTGGTCAAGTAATCCACCAAGATATTCCCCGCCAATTTGCGTGTCATATGATTTGTGGGGCATTTTATTTTCAAGATCCAACAACCCGCCGCCAGTTGGCCTGCCAATTGACAGCCCTGCGCTAAACGGGTCAACGGTAAGCAGTTTTGGGTCTGTTATCGCAACTCTAGCAAGCCCAAGGTGTGGGAAGCCCATTTTCTTCCACTTGTCCTTGTCCATTTCCTGCCAAAGTTCACGGCGGAGCGTGCCAGTCATGTTATTGTGGAGATAGTCACGCGCTTTTGGATCAAGTATGCCCGGCCAATTTGGGTCTAACTTGTCACGAACAAAATTATCGTATTCTTTTGCTGATTTTTTCGTAATCTTGGATTGCTCGATCAATCCCATTGTGGCATCGGCCATGTGATGCGAGAAGTCTGCAGATTGGCCACCCATTGCGGTGTAAACCATTCTGGGGTCTTCGCCCTCCTCAATAATCTTATCAATAAATTCAGCCTTTGGCGTCATCGCTCTTGCTTCGGATGCCCATAAACCAGTGCGCTGATCACGCATAAAGTCATGGCCACCTTGCATTTCAACTGGTGTGTTTAGCTTTGTCCCACCAATTTCTTCTAGCATTGCTCCGCCATATGTACGATCCCCATATGCGGGGATTAGCGTCGTGCCCTGAAGGTCATCAATGCTAATTGTTTTACTTTGCTGGAGATCTCCAGTCGGCGTCGCTTTGTACTCAATTTCTGAAACGTGCGACGGCATTTTGATTTTAGACAAACGCTGCGGATCTAGCATTTCTTTGGTTGCGCCTGCCCCTACAGACTTTGGCTCACGAGCGCGCTGGAACACCTCGCCGAGCATATCCATGTCGCCTTGCGCGATTGATCGTCCAACGCCCTGCACATCTGCGGACAAACGGCCAAAATCCTCGGCAATCTGCTGCTGCGCAGGAGACCCACCAAGCAAGCCCTCCATCACACCCTGAACAGGCGTAAGATATCCGCGCGCTGCAAGTGCTGCAGGCGTCAAGGCCATCGCCATCTCAATGCCCATGTCTAACGCAGCACGCTTGCGCGCCTCTGCCGTCTGTTCTGGATCAAACACAACGCCGCCGGCCTGCATTGCATCCTGCATACCTTGAATTGGGTTCATCTGGGCAACAGCGCCTGCAGCCGGGCGCAGGTTTGGTGGGATAAACTTCTCAACGCCAGACACAAATTCATCTAGGGCGCGGCGACGGCGCTGCCCTGCGTCTTGGCTAAAGAAATCCCAGATGTTTGCCATTACCACTTCACCTTGTCAGCCACAGCCTTGCACATACGCAAAAATTCATCTTGCTCATACTTTTGCTTGCACATGTTTACCATCTTATGAACGAGCTGTATATTTTCTTTTAAGTAACCAAACTGGCTGTCAATCCTGTCAATTGAAGCGTCAGCTTTATACGGATGACCTGTTTCCGGAAAATCAATGCACCACCCGGTCAATGCACATTCACCGCCTTGTGCATCCATAATATCAGCAACGTCATCCATGGTTATTTCAAAATCTATACCACGCAGATTTGCGCCAATTTCGAACTTTCTAAACCATGAAATTCTAATTCCGCGATACCAACCTCTATGGCAATTTTCAGTTATTCTGTTTGAACAAGACTTGCAAAACTTCCCCTCACGCAAAGATGACTCAGCGTACCACTTGCGCAGGTATGTTTGCTGGACGCCGCATGACGGGCAGTCCTTTGCAAATCTACCATTATCAAGTTTTATCACTTCCATGACATTTCCCATTTGGTGCGGTCAGCCCAATATGCCGCAGACATTTTGCCCTTGGCGATATTCTTTGCATGGCGCGCTTTGAACGCCTCGTTTCGCTTAGATCCGTCAGGCGATCCCTTAACACCCTGCTGACCAAAGCGGATCGTCTTAACCTGATCCCCGTCCTTCGCCACCACAACGTGCGACTTGGTTTTGTGGCTCGGTGTGCGCTTGGGTTTATTATACCCAGACACGCCAACGCGGGACAATCGGGGATCTTTAGCCATTATCATCTTACCTTATTTGAAAAATATATAACAAACATATTATTACCTAAAATTCTGACCAAAAAAATCTTTAAATGGTAAATTTGTTCGACCATTCATTACAGCATCGGCATATACTTGTGCGGCTTGAGTTCCCATTAATTGAGCAGGAATTGTTGACGTTAAATAATTAAATCTAACTAGGCGATCATTTTGTTGTACTGTTGGGGCAGTATTATTGCCACCAACACCAAACACACCTTCTGCATAATTATTTGGAACAGCGCCCGACACGCCACGCGGAACTGCATTATCAACCATTGATGACTGAGGGGCATTAACCATTGACGAATTAATTTGATTTTTTCCACTTTGCAATGGGGCTTGTGATATAGTTGGTGATTGTGGGTATCCAAATGGATCAAGCCCCATCCCCAACTCGGCGGCGGCTTGTGCGTAGAGTGGATTTGCCATCAATGATTGCTGCATCAAGCGATCTTCTGCCGACATAGGTGCCACTGGCATTTGCATTAAGCGTTCTTCAGGAGAAACACCGCGATTGCCACCGCGTCCATTTTGAGGCCCATAGGTTAATGGCTTAGGCGGCACCACAGGCTCCGCCACAGGCGCTGCAGGAGGCTTTGACATGTCCATGTTAGTGTCCAACAGGCCAAGCGCTTTCATGCGCTCCTTGCGGCGCTCAGGGTCTTTTGAGCCATACGGATCTGCAACCATATTGGCGATCAGGGAGAACAACCCGCCGCCCTGAAACGTATCACCCATCTGACCTGCGCCGCCGCCGTCAAACATGTCCTTGAAATCTTTATAGCGCTTCTGATCCATCACTTGTACTTCTTCGCTAGGCACTTGCCGGCGCGCTTGCATGCGGCAGGGGTTGGGCAACCTTTACACGGTTTGAACACAGGTGCTTTCATTTACGTTTTCCTTTCGACTTGCCAGCCTTAGACAGAGCAATCGCCACGGCCTGCTTTTGCGGCTTACCAGATTTCATCTCCGCACGAATGTTTGCCGAAATTACTTTCTTGCTCTTACCCTTCTTGAGCGGCATGGCGATCTCCTTTTGCTGCACCATATCACACTATGCGATACCTTTCAAACCTCTGCGTAACGCGCCACGCCAAGCAATCATAGGCCCGGACAATGCCATTGCCGCATCAGACGCCATCGTCAAGCAAACGGCATCGGCAAGGTCAGGCGACCGCAAACCACGCTTACGCATCTGATCCTTGCCCTCTGCAGCCATCTTGCCAGACGACGTGAAGCTATATTTAATCCCAGTCAAATCAGACAGCAGCTCATCATTGTCTGGCAACTTGCAACTGCGATCCTCTAGCCAAGCCTTTGTTTTAAACCACAATTCTGTCCGCAGATTATTATACGTCTCACCCATTGATGGGCTTTCAGAAACATTCACGCCGCGCACAGGCGCACCAAGCTCACGCATCCGATCAACCACGCCAGCCCCAATTCCAATGCTATCAACCAAGATCTCGCTTGGCCTTTGGCTAGGATTCAATGCCTCATATTCCGCCATCACACGGCCAACCGTCTGCATAAGATCCAAGCCGCGCCACGACTTAATCTCAGTCACGACATTGCCCTGCCGCTTGCAAAACGCCGTCCTGTCAGAGCCAAACCGTGCAGGATCTAACGCCCACACTGGCTTGCGATCAGGATCAACCTCAATATGCCTGTGCATCGCGCTCTCAACTAAATGAAACGGAATAATCGTGTCATCATCCGCCAAGGGAAACTCCCCAAGCACACGGATGCGGAACGCATTGCTTTCCTCACCATACCGCTCGCGCATCTCCTGCACAAACTCATCGCTAACCAGAGGGCTTTCAACGCACGACCACCTGCGCGTCCACCATGTATCGGACATGCGCGTCTGCGTCTCATAAAACGTACCAGATGAACGCGTCGGGTTTGACAGAAGGATCGTCGTTGCATTGTGGCCTGACATTGACCCTGCGGCAGCCTCAAACACTTTCTCGGGCACGCCTGACGCTTCGTCAACCACCAACAAAACATTGTCAGAGTGAACACCCGCAAGCGCCTCTGGGGTCTCTGCCCGGGATGTCCTCGCCGAAATAAACGCCTCGCTCGGCGCTGCCGCAAGCTCAACGCGGTCAGACTTGACCGTCAACAGGCTCTGCAGATCCTGCGGCAATTCATTCACCCAACGCTTCAGCTCGGCAAACAGCGCGTCAAAAAGCTGACCAGATGTCGGGGCCGTCACCACAACCTTATTCGGAAAGCGCAGCATCAAATACCACAGCATAGCCCACGACGCTGACGTTGACTTACCCGTGCCGTGCCCAGACCTAATCGAGACCTTACGCTCGCCAGACGCAATGGCCTCCAAGAAATCAGCCTGATACGGCAACGGCGTCGCGCCAAGCACCTCCCTGACAAACAGCACAGGATCGTCACGATATCGAGTAACAAACTCGCTTAGCGGATTGTCACTCATCATGCACCTCGTAATCACCATCAATGGCCTGCTCTCGCGCGCGATCCTCTTTCTCAATCTCGCGAAGCTCCGCGTTCACCTTACGCAGTGCGTCTAGGTGCAGATCACCAATGGATAACGTGACATTCGTCTGAGGGCGCGTGCCATACTTATTCTGGTTATAGCTGCCCGCCATGAACTTACGCCAATTGACCTTCTCACGCGTCGCGGCAATCTCATTCGACGAACTGCTGCCATCGAGCTGATCGACCATGTGCAGACCTTCCTCCACAAGCGCATCCGCAGCCTCGGCTCTGGCCTGCTCTAACGCGCGTTTGTACTCCTCATTGGCATTCAGTGCCCGGCTCACATACGACCGCGTACACCCATAATGCTCCGCCAGTTTCGTCATCGTCATGCCGGAGGCGATCTGGTCAAACAACCAATCTGCTCCGCCATTCGCCTCAACATCGCTCAGGATGCGCCTCCGTAACGCCTTGCCTGCCATTGTGTTGCCTCCAATAAATATTGGGAAATTTTATGATGGAC